AGGTAAGCCAACCAATACCAGCGGGGCGGTGCTCCTCAATGCGCAAAGGATCGGAGCGATCCTAAAGGAGTCGCGGTCTGAGTCGGTCACAATCGAGACCGAGGGATCATCGCTTGAGGTATCGACTAGCGAAGGCTCGTACGAGCTACAGACGGCCAATGCCGACGCTTTCCCAAGGATGGCTAGTATTGACGCTTCGTCGCTCGATGTGCCTGCTAAGGGCCTGCTAAGAGGCCTGCAACGGGTCGATTTCGCTACGGATGTTGATTCGACGCGATACCAACTCGGCGGGGTCAATTTCGTTGCCATCAAAGACTCGCTTGAGCTCGTGGCCACCGATGGCCGTAGAATGTCTTATTACGCACTCGACACCCAAGGCGGGCCAGAATTCCAGGGAATCGTCCCGGTGCGTCCAATGGGCCTTGTAAAGCGATCCTTGGACGATTGCGAGGGCTTTGTCGGCGTGGCAATGAGCAATTCCAGCGTCGAGTTTCGGCTAGGATCTGTGACGATCCAAACCAGGCTTGTCGAAGGTCGGTATCCTAACTGGCAATCGATTATTCCGGTGGCCGAAGGGATCCGGTTTGGCTTTCTTGCAGGGCCGTTTTTGCAAGCGGTCAAGCAAGCTGCGATCACGGCTGACCAAGAGTCCCGAGGTGTGCTGTTCTCGTTTGCCGACGGGACTTGCAGGATTGCGGCAAAGACCGCCGACATCGGCCAATCCAATGTCTCAGTTCTCGTTGAGGGCTCGGAGTCGATCGCGCTTACGATGGATCACCTGTTCATCCGTCAATGGTTGCAATCGCTTGAGCCGACAGAGAACGTCGAAGTGTTTTTCAAAGATCCATCTAGGCCGTCGCTGTGGATGGCCGGTGATTGCAAGTATGTCGTGATGCCAATGGAGAGGAAGTAAAGGAGTGGCAAGATGCTCAGGGTAACAGCAAAACGCTTCGAGGTGCTTTAATGTCTAGGTCAACTAAAGCTTGCGAGTGCTGCGGAAAGCAGTTTCCGGTTTCGCGAACCAATCGCTCTAGGTGCTGGCCGTGTGCAAACAAAGTTAACGCTGGCGAGTCTCAAAGCGACATCTGCCAGCGTTTGTCCGAGAATACTCGATCAACGACCGAAGCAACTAGGCTTGCGATTCTGGCTAGTCAACACAGGATGCAAGAGGAGTTGATTGACGAGACTAACGAAGATTTGATTCGTCGGGCAAATCAAATGACGGTTCTTAGGATCGGGCTCAAGCCAAGAACTAAGCGAGTTTTGGAGCCGACTAGCAATCGATGGAGAACTCAAAAAACTTGGCGATGCGGTCGATGCGGAAGAACGCTCGATATAGCCAAGTGCCTAGCTTGCGAATTGGAGATTGGCCGTGGATGATTTCACGATCAACGAGTGGTTTTTCGAGCGAGTCTGCATCAAGATTGCCGACGCAGGATTGAGCGACGCAGAAGCGATCAGGCAAGCGTATCACGAAACAAAAAATATGTTCGGAGATGTTACCGAAGCAGTCAAAACCAAGTACAGAAAGGCGGTGAATCTTGAGTGAGCACAAATGGCAGATCGGGCCGGTCAAACTGGCCAATGGTGAGGATGCGTTTATTGACGCGATTAACGAAGGTCAGGAGGGCTATCGGTACACAGGGAGAATTAAACTCTGGAACCAATGGGCAGCCGTCGGTTGGGACGATTTAGGGCGCAAGATGTATTCGGAAATCGACAGTCCCGGAAACCTTGCGCCTCCACCAAAAAAGAAGGTACGGGTGAAGTGCTGGCTGGTTGTTTACCCTTACCCAAGCGGACGCATTGGCAGATTTTCAGATGAACAATCTGCACTTGCCGAAGCGAAGCAACGAGGTTTCGCACTCATCGAGATTGATCGAGAGGTCGAGGAGGGGGAAGGTCTATGAGCGACCTAAGAGATTACGACGCGATATCGCTTTACTTGTCGTGGTTAGTTTGCCCCTTCTTTTCTGCTTACGCGCTCGGGATCTTGAGCATTGGCACGCAGTCTTATTGCTGGTCATCGGCAGAATTTTGGGTCGATGCTTGGGTCGAAGTAAACTTGGCTTGGTTAATGGCTTCTTTGATAGTTTTCGTGTGGCGAAACAGATAGAAGGGAACTGGTTAATGAGTCGAATTCACATCTATCAAGCTCAAATCATCGAGGTGATCGACGGTGACACGTTCGACTTGATGATCGACCAAGGCTTTGGAAACTTCACTAAACAACGAATGCGACTCTACGGCATCGACGCTCCTGAGTTGCGGACAAATTTGGGCAAAGACTTAAAGAGGCGATTATCAAGCGAATACTACTGCGGGCAGGTCGTCGTTCAATCCATCGAGGCTACAACAAACAGGCAGTTCCGCGACAAGTACGGACGATTCCTAGCGGTGATTTACGATGCTTGGCCGATTGCACCTAGAGCGATTGCCAACGGCGACAAAATCATCGAGGTCGCTCCATCGTCGCTGAATGCAAAGTTGATTGGGGATGATGTTGTTAAAGAGAGGTATTGGTAATGAGCGACGAAAAATTTCAATTGACAGCCAAAGGAATGTTCGAGGTGATTATCCGTGAAGCATTGCATCGTCGGATAAACGACCCAGAGAAGGCGAGCAAGTACTCAGATGAGCAGTGGCATCGGTTTGAGGCGTTCTTGATTAAGCGGTTGCGCGAACAGGATCCAACAGCGATCTATCCGGCGTTGATCTTCGATGGTTACGGCGGCGAGATCATCGGTGCGACAATGGCGGAGGATGTGTGACACTTGTTCCAGGTTGGTTCGCCTAGGCAATGGTGCTTGCTGGCTTCAGACAGCAAGCTTCCGGCCAAAGGAACTGGTGAGCGGTACGAGCCAGGTTGCAATGCCTAATCGACCGCCGGTAAACGAGTGGCACAATCTCCACACCGTTTACCACCAGGGCCGTCCGTTTGAGAGGGCGGGCGGCTCTTTTTGTGTTTCAGTTTCGTTTCATTTTCACACAGAGGAAAATTATGGATTTCAATTTCGATGTTGGCGGATCATCCGATCCAAGCAGACTTGCAAAAGGCGATTACGCTTTCGTTTGCACTGATGCGGAGGTAAAAACCACAAAAACTGGAAATGGACAGTACGTCAATTGCAAGTTCGTCGTTGCTGACGGGCCATGCAAGGGCAAGATCGTTTGGTCGATGTTCAACATCTCCAACCCAAGCGAAACGGCTCAAAAGATCGGGCGTGAGCAACTCTCTAAGCTTTGCATGGCAATTGGTTTTAAGGAAGGTGACAAGCTGACCGATACGGCAATGCTTTTGCGCAAGTCGTTCAAGGGGTCGATTGACATCAAGCAACGAAAAGACAACGGAGAGAACTATTTCGACCTCGTTAAATTTGAAAAGCTTGACGATCAAACAGCGGCAAGGATCCTTAAGGAGCAAGCAGACTCAATGAACGTCGATACGGGCGAAGCTCCTTTTTAGTGTTGACTATGTTTTGTCAGGATAATAAATTGTGTTTGCCTTCGTGACGGTCGGCAATAAAGAAAACCAAAACAGCCTCGCCGGTGCTTTTCTGCGCATCAACTGCGCGTCGACCGTCACATCCACCGGCGGGGCTTTTTCAAACAGGACGGTTGAAAATGAAGTTGCATTGGTATCAAGAAGAAGCGGTTCGCCAGACATGGCGATGGCTTAAAGATAAACAAGGCAATCCTTGTATCGTATTGCCAACTGGAGCAGGCAAAACCTTTGTCATGGCTCAGATGATTGTCGACGCGATCAATCAAGGCAAGCGCGTAATCATGGCGACACACGCAAGCGAGTTGCTTTCGCAGTTAGAGGAAAAGCTAATCGGCTTTGGGATCGGGCCTAGAGTCGGAATGTATTCGGCGGGAAAGGATCGATACGAAACCGTCAAAGCTGTTATTCTCGGCGGCATCCAGTCGATCTACAACAAGACAGATTTGTTTGGGCATCGCGATCTAGTATTCGTCGATGAGGCACATCGAATAAACCCTCGGTCTGAGACGACGCAATACGGTCAAATGTTTCAAGGCTTTCCGTCGGCAAGGATCGTCGGGCTAACAGCAACTCCATACCGATTGGGTTTTGGCTGGATTTGCGACTCGGACGCATGGCTTAACGAAATTAGCTACGAGGTCTCGGTCACTGAGTTAATCGCAGGCGGTTTTCTTTGTCCGCTCCGAAGTAAGTGGCTAAATGGAATCGACAGCCAGGCTTTAAGCGTTTCATCAACGGGTGATTTTGTCGAAAGTGAAATGCAAGATGCTTTTATGGCAAAGCTTTCTCAGATCGTTCATGATATGTACGAGCGATGCAAGGACAGGCGAAGCGTGATCGTATTTGCGGCTGGCGTGAACCAAGCCTACGCAGTCCAAAAGATCTTGTACGATTCTTTCGGCGATGCTTGCTGCGAAGTTGTCACGGGCGAAACGAGCGAAGCAGATCGAAAGGATGTTTTCGACGATTTCCGTTTCGGTGGCCTCAAATACTTGGTCAATTGCAATTGCTTGACCGAAGGATTCGACGCTAGAAACGTGGATTGCGTAGTCTTGCAACGTGCAACAATCAGTCCAGGACTCTACTACCAAATGGCAGGCCGAGGTCTTAGAACGCACGAAACCAAGACCGATTGCTTGGTTCTTGATTACGGTGAAAACATTGCTAGGCACGGGCCGATTGATGCAATCGATCCAGGCCGAAGAAAGCGCGGAAAAACGAAATCACTTGAAGCACCCGTTAAGCAATGTCCGAATTGCATGGAGGCTATAGCGATCCAATGCAAGGTCTGTCCGCATTGCGACTACATTTTTGAGACAGAGCCAGAAATAAAAATCTCCGAAAAGCCATCAAGCGAATCTATTCTGAGCGATGGCGAAGAAAAAGATGATTTTGAGTTTGTGCCTGTTAAGTACGTCAAGGTTTCTTTGCACTCGAAAAAAGGCAGCTACGGAGGTGGTCAAAGATCGATCAGGATTACCTATTACGGCTACTCAACGATGGCTCCACTGATTAGCCAATGGATCAGTTGCGAGCACGAAGGACGCGCCAGGACTAAGGCAGAGCAATGGTGGATGAAATTCAAAACAGGCAGGCCATGCCCCACTGATGCCGAGGATGGTGTCGAGATACTTAACCAGCACTTTCAATTGAACCCATTGGCGATCCCATCGGCTGTTAAATTTGGGCCTCAAAAGAAGGATCCAAAGTGGGACGAAGTAAAGTCGATTTCGTTTGCCAAAAAGTATCGGGCCTTTGTTGGCAATTCGTTTGCCGAGTTTGAGGTGCAAATTGACCTATAATCTTAAAGACTTCGATCAGTGGGTGACTTGGAAGGCGATTGACGGTAAGAAGTCGTTTGCGACTTCCGACGGCAAAGCGGCCAAGTCAAACGATCCGTCGACTTGGAGCTCATTCGATGCAATCCAAAACACTGGCAATCATTGTTTCGTTTTCTCGGCAGAGGATCCTTTTTTTGGTATCGACTTGGACGATTGCATCCGTGATGGGAAGCTATCGGCAACCGCGCAAAAGCTGGTTGATATTTTCGATGGGAAAGCATCCATAGAGGTAAGCCAGAGCGGAACAGGCTTGCACATTACTGGCGCGGGACAAAAGCCAAGCGAGCGAAGCCTCTACACGATCGATGGCCAAAGAGTCGAGGTCTACGATTCCAAACGGTTCTGGATTGTAACATGGCAGTCTCTTGATCCATCGAGCGAAAACAGTATCCACGATTGCCAAAGCGAGCTCGATGCGGCGATCGGCTGGATGGAATCATTTGACTCGAAAAGGCAACCGCAAAAGAAAGATCCTTCGAAGCCGGTTTTGATTTCAACATCATCAGATCTTGAAAGCAGGGCAAGAGCCTATCTTGCCAAGGTTCCAATACCAATGCGTGGCGAGCGAAACAACGGGATATTTAAGGCTTGCGGACACTTACATTCTTTGCGGGATGAGGTAGGTGGCAAGCTTAACGTCGACCAAGTGGCAATCCTAGCTCAAGAATGGTACGGAACATCGGATACAGAAATTGATTTTGATTACATACATCAACGAGCAAAAACAAGCGAGGTTTGCGGGACTCCAAGGGCTGTAAAGGTGCTTGAGACCAGCTACAAGCCGATTGATCCATGCGAACTCATCGAGATCGACTTGTCGGCGGAAATCGATCCGGCGGAATTCGTCGAATCGCTCGTGCCAGATCGAGGCCTAATCAAAGAAGTCTATGATTTCTATCAGGATCAGGCGATCAGCCCAAGCAGCATCATTGGCATGGCAACGGCTGTTTCATTTGCCGAGATGCTTTTTGGCCGAAGGATCCAAAGCCAAACAGCACTAAGAACCAACGACCTGAATGTAATTCTAGGGCCGACCGGATGCGGCAAAGAAGCTTGCGAAAAGACGATAACAAGGATCATGGATGCAGTGGATCAACCGGGAATGGTAATGCCTGCTGGAGTGCAAAGCGGAAACGGATTGCTCGGGTACATGTCTGAGCATCCTGCTTGCATTTGGGTGAAGGATGAATTCGGAGTCTACTTAGAAAACGTCTTTGGGAAACGCAAGCAACCAATGGAGGCTCAGGTTGGTCGTCTGCTGCTTGAACTCTACAACAAGGCCGAAACCCGCTACAGCGGCAATGCACACGCCAGCGGGTGCAAGAACGCGATAGATCAGCCTCATTTGGTGCTACTTGGGCTTAGCACTCAAGGAACGATCTTTGACAGCCTGAGCTTCAAAGACGTAGAAAACGGACTCATCAACCGAATTGCTTTTTGGGTGGTAACAGAAAGGCCGTCTCTCAAAGAGTTTCCGAAAATGGCAAGGGTTCCAGATAGCCTTCGAAATAGGGTGTCTGGTTGGCTCGGCATCAAGCCAATGGGACGCGTCGACGGATCGCTCAACGAAAGGCCGGATCCCTACGTCATTAATATGACCGAAGAAGCTTTCGGTAGGTGGAATCGGCATCGCATGGCGATCCATGAGCGATCGAGCGCAGAGGACGACGGAAGGTCAAGCCTATGGACTCGCACAGCGGCCAGGACGATGAAGTACGCTTTGGTTCACTGGGCAAGCCGATACGATCTAGGTTTACTCAATGAGTTTCAGCAAGTAAGTGATCCTGGCAAGATCGAGATTCAGGACGTTGAGTGGGCAATTAGGCTTAGCAACTTCCTAACCCGCTCTGCTTGCACGTTGATCGAGAACAACACGGTCAACACGCACAAGGGTCGAGGTGAGGTGGCAATTCTGGATTTCGTTTCCAAGGCTCCTGGGTGGGTCAATCTACGAACGATCATGAATCGAAAGCACATCTCTAAGGGTGATCTTGTCTCGGCAGCTCTCAGGCTGGAATCCGAAGGCAAGATTAAACTAGAGCAAAAGCCATACGGGAAAAGCGGCAAAGAGCAAATCCGGGTGGCGAAACCAGACCTATAAAGTTGTCGCAAAATAGATAACGGTTTTGAAAGGTAAGAAAAACGAATGGAAAACAAGACAATATTAGCAAAAGTTTGCGACAAGCGCGACAACTTTGCGACAACTTTGCGACAACTTCGAACCAACAAAAAACCAATAAATTCATTGATATATATATATATATATATAGAAGTTGTAGCAACTTGTAGCCTTTGGTGTGTACCTGTCTTTTCGGGAACGCTTTGGTCTCTTTGGGTGAATCTGTCCGTGTATCCCTATATTGCGACAACTTTTTTTGCGACAACCGCGACAACCTGAAAGAAGAATTGAGAGATGAAACCAAGCGACTACCTAGCGATGATCGAGGATCTTGAGGCTGAGAACAAAGACCTGCGGAAGCAGCTGGAGCGAACGAGCCGAAAGCTGACCGAGACGCAAGCGAAAGCAAAAAAGTGGTACGATGCACTCCGAGCCATCGTGAACAAAAACCATCCAGCGTTGAAAGGAAAGCGAAAGTGAGAATCTTCATTCCAGGTGAGCCGGTGGCGCAACCACGGCCAAAGGTTTCGACGGTTGGCGGTTTCGCTCGCGCTTACGTCGATGCGAAACATCCATGCCATGCGATGAGGGAGGCTATCAAGCTTGTCTGGCAAGCCAATGTAGGCCGATGCCTTACCGGGCCAGTATCGGTTCGCATGGTGTTTTGGTTCGATCGTCCCAAGGGCCACAGCAAGGCCAGGCGATCAAAGAGCGAGCCGAAGATATCACGCCCGGACATAGACAATCTCTGCAAGCTCGTGCTTGATGCCTTAAACGGCGTGGCTTACAACGACGATGGGCAAGTCTGTGTGCTTTTGGCCGAGAAGCGGTATATCGGGCCAGACGATCAGGCAGGGACAGAAATCATAATCACGGAAGAAGGAGGTTGAGCGATGGGTCAATTAACCTTCGGTAGTTTGTTTGCCGGCATCGGTGGTATCGATCTGGGTTTTGAGCGTTGTGGCATGGAATGTAAGTGGCAAGTGGAGATAGACGATTATGCGCAAAAAGTCCTCGCGAAACATTGGCCGAAAGTTCATCGCGAAAAAGACATCAGAGAGTGCTCAGCAAGGAACCTCGAATGGGTTGACATCATCGCAGGAGGTTTTCCATGCCAAGATATTTCCTATGCCGGACTCGGGGCAGGTCTTGATGGAGAGCGATCAGGATTGTTCTTTGAAGCCATTCGCTTGGTTCGAGAATTGCAACCGAGAGCAGTTGTGTTGGAGAACGTGGCAGCGTTGCTTACTAGAGGGCTGGACAGAGTTCTCGGGACGTTGGCCGAGATCGGGTATGATGCAGAATGGCATTGCATACCGGCTGCCTACGTTGGTGCCCCGCATATCAGGGACAGAGTGTTCGTATTGGCCTACGACAAGGGCGAACGATGCAGAAAAGGGAGTCGATTTCGATGCGGAAAATCCAAGGAACGGACTTCCAGCAGCAGTAAAGCTATGGCCAACTCCCGATGCAAACTGCGGGAATCGAGGGCCAGCGAAAGATCCACAAGCAACGCACAGGCCGAGCGGTGCTCAACGGCAAATGACGATCAACGATGCAGTAAAGATGTTTCCAACACCAACATCGAGGATGCACAAGGACAACGGCAAGAGCCCATCGGAATTGAATCGCAACAGCGAAACATTAGCCGTGAAAGCTGGTGGTCGGTTGAACCCAACGTGGGTCGAGTGGCTTATGGGGTTCCCGCTAGGGTGGACAGACTTAGAGGACTCGGAAACGCAGTAGTACCGCAGGTAGCGGAATTGGTAGGCAGGATGGTGGTCGAGCGTTTGGAGCGATGCTAAACCGATTGCTTGCAATTTTCGGCGGTCAAGTCTAGAATGTGGAAAAGGAGTCAAAAAACTATGGAAAGTCTTTTCAAGTCAAAGCGGTTCTGGGTTGCGGCGGCGGCCATTGCTGTTGTCGTCCTCAAGGACAAGGTTCCACTGTCTGAGGATCAAATCCAGTTGCTTGTCTACACGATTGGAGCATGGGTGGTCGGAGAATCGATCCGTCCTGTTGATCCTAAGCCGGAGGTTCCCAAGTGAGCCGATTACGATTCAGAGACAGGCTCCGAGCCAGGAACGCGGCTCGTGGAATTTGGGTTGCTCGAAAGAGTGATCCAACGGTGGCTGACCTAGTCGCAAAGACAATGGACGGCGACGAGGAAGCAGGCGAGCTGCTTTTGGGGTCGCATCCTGAGTTGGTCGGCATTGATCCAGCAACGCTGTTCCTGTTGATTCAGATTGCAATCAAGCTTTGGGTGTGGTGGCAATCGCGAAAGATCGAAGTACCGAGCGAAGCGGTCGAGGATGGCGAACCGTTCGATGCGACGGTCAGCGACGACGATCAAGATGACTAAGACCTTGCCAACCCGATGTTTTCCGAGTGCCCTTAGCGTCGGCGAGTTGGCGAGGTCGAACACAAGGATGGATTGATGGCTGAAAAAAAAGAAAATTGGTTCCCCTGGTTCCCTTGGATCGTCGCGGCGGTTGCGGTCTTTGCGTTGTTGCGAGATCAGCAATCAGATAAGGAAAACGCACCAAAAAATCTTACAGCAACAGTTTCCGAAACATTGCCAAGCATCCGATCAGCCTACAAGCAGGCTTTCTTAGAGGCGGCTAGCAAGATCGAATCCGGCGAGATTAAAGACCAGGAAGCCTGGACGAAATTCATCGCCGACAACGCCGGAGCGAAGCAGCGAGAAGCACTTGATCGAGTCTATGAGGCCATCGACAAGCTAGACTTGCCTGCGTCCTTTGCGGGCAAGGAATCCGAGATTGCCAAGATTAATCGTGACATTGCGGGGGCTTGGTAATGGACAGGCCAGACACAACAGGCGGAGCATGGATTGCGTTGGTGATGCTCATGGGCTTGCCTGCTTTTGGCTTGGCTGTGTTGTTTTTCGTGTTGATGGTCGGCGTATGGGGCATAATTCTTGATGCCATCAAAACTCTCACCAAAAGGGTTTTTTGGGATGAGTGACATTGAATTTACCGGCTATGATCCAACGATCGAGAATCGAGACGCGATCAAGGCAGGATCGACCGAACTTGCGTTCACCATGCGGGACTTTGCGGCACCTGATGAGATCGATCCTCGGCCACTGATGCGACATGACAAGCAAGGCAACATGGGATCGTGCCAAGGCTTCTCTCTTACCAATGCTTGCGAATACGTTTGGGCTTTGGTGCATGGGTCGTTCAGCGTTGAGCGTCAGCTATCGCAGTTGTTTGCTTACTTGGAGTCGCAGAGACAGAGCCAAGGTCTACTCGGTCGCGATGCAGGATCGACCATTGAAGCAGGGCTTAAGGTTGCAACGACGATCGGGATGTTACCAGAGAGGCATCTGCCTTACTCGACGCCATATCCGGCTAACGCTCGAACACTTATTACCGACGATATGCGGATGAAGGCATTTCCGTATCGGATCGGTTCTCACACTTGGCTAGATTCGTATGATGCCATCTTTCGGTACTTGGCTAGCGGTGTTGGTGCTGTCCACACCGGGACGCTTTGGAATGATTCGTTCTACGCTCGCAACGGTGTTTTGGAATCGGTGAGTCTCGGTCGCGGTGGAGGCCATGCGACAGCCTGGCTTGGTTACTCGAAACGCAAAGACTCCAAAGGCAGAAACTACATTTGGCGATTGAACAGTCACAACGACTCATGGACAGAGATTGCTCCAAGCGTGATTGATGCACTGTGCAAGCACCAATACACTTCCATCGTCGGCGTTAGCGACTTGTCAACGCCAGGCCCACGAAAGGTATCTTGGATGCAGTCGAGGCCACTGGGATGAACTTGAGTAGCGGAGAAAAAGGGATGTTTGCCGTGATTGGTCTTTGTGTTTTAAGTTGGTTCTTTGGATCGAGTCCTAAGCTTGATCCGACGCAATGTGACATTCCACCATCGAGCGACTTGATTGAGCAGGTGGCAAGCGCGAAAGAATCGTTGTCAGTTCAACCGCAACCTATAGACGAACCCAAACCGATACCGAGCCCAAGCGACAAGCCAAGCAAGCCGGAGATCCTTGTATTCGTTTCAAAGAATTGCCCGCCGTGTGAGAAGTGGAAGCGGTGCGAAATGCAAAAGTTCCTCGATGCTGGATGGTCGGTTGGCATCGTCGAAGATCATCCGTTTGCCGTGACTCCGAGATACGAAGTCTCTAAAGGTGCGGAGCGTAAAGAGCACGTTGGCTACTTGACGTTTGAACAGGCGAAAGGGTTCGTGAAGTGACTCAAGAAAGCTTGGTGGTTGTGATAGGTACAGCGGTCACAGGCGGGCTCGTTTCGGCTGTCGTGTTCCTGTTTAAGTTGTTCGTCGAAGAAAAGCGAACGACAAGAGCAGACTTGCAGGAGTGTCGGTCAGATCGCGAAAAACTTTGGGCTAAGATCGAGCAGTTGCAAACTGAGATCGGAAAATTGCTCGGAGGTTGCAACAAGTGATCGAGTGGATCTTGTTCGTCATCCTGTCATTCCTAGCGGCGGATTTCATTGCTGGTGTTTTTCACTGGTGGGAGGATTCGTATCTCGACCAAAATACGCCGATACTCGGCAAGCTAATCGGCGGCCCTAATCAGCTTCACCATTCGGATCAGTACGCTTTCCTGCGTGGCTCATACTGGCATCGAAACTACACAACGATCGTTCCATCGATGGTGGCTTGTGTCTTGTGTCTTTGCTTCGACGCGACTCAAGACGCTTGGTTGACGTTTCTTTTCTTGAGTCAGGCCAACCAGATTCACGCATGGGGGCATTTGAAGGGTAGGAACGGATGGTTGGTTTCGATGGCTCAGCGATTCGGCATCATTCAATCGTGCAAGCATCATGCAGAGCACCATCGATCACCCTATCACATCCGCTATTGCGTGATGAGTCCGATTCTCAATCCTGTCCTCGATGCGATGGCATTTTGGCGGTTTGTTGAGTACGTTGTTTTTATCACAGCAAGAATTGAGGCGCGAGCGTGAACTACCAAGCACTGATCGACGAACTACGCAAGCCTGTATATCAAGGTCTCAGCGACCAAGCGGCGGCGGATCTTATCAACGCGTTGACAGGAGAGAGGCGATAATGTCACCACAAGAACTCAAAGCCTTGATCGAATCAGACCAGCAAGCAACTAAAGCATACAATGAACGTCGATTCGGCGACTGTTCTGTAAGATGCTGTGAGATAGCTCCAAAAGTTCCAAAACAACTAAAGTTATCTTTTGCTGGTTTACTTTCGCTATACCAACACAACACTTCTCTTGGTATGGCGATCATTGAAAAATTGCGACAAGTCGCTGCTCACAACAAACTCGTAGCAGAATTGCTACCATTTATGGCTGCAACGGCTGATGCTACGGGTTGGCCTGATTTTAGTCTACCACCAATCCGTCAGACACTTATCGCCCCAGAAGAACAGGGTGGTATCGGACTCACACTAGAACAAGCAGCACCGATCTTTGTAGCCGGTGAGCAACCCGACACGATCACCGGACTCGACATTGAACAACTAGCCGGAAAGGTATCGATCTAATGGCAGTAGTCACCAAAACAGCACCGACGTTTACGCAGATCTTTGCTCCTGCAATCGTCACCAATCAAAATCTTGGAACCCGATCAACATTAGACCTGACTACAAAAGTTGGAGCTACCTTACTGGTTTTCATTGGACGTAGAGCAAACACCACTCCCACAAGAGCAGGTTACGTCGCTATTCGCCGAACGGACAACAGTACGGTTGTCGTACCGTCAACTGTTTTTGATGTTGTGAACCAAGGCCCAACAACCGCAGGTGCGGCAACGACATTGACAGCACAAAGCAACAGTGGAACAAACACAGTGACGGTAACAGCTAATACTGGCTTTGCTGTGGGTGACGTTGTTTGTTTTAGTGAATCAACGGGAGCCAGAATTCAATGGAACAGAATAGCACTCATCGGTGGAACATCAAATCTGACATTCACACTTGAATTTCCTCTTTCCATCAATGCAAATAACGGAGATACGATCAGCAACTTAGCAGACGTTAGACAAGTCTACCTTCCAGGTGGTGACGTTTATGAGATTCGTCCGGTGAACTACAGTGGTCTGGATGAAGTGTTTCGCATCGAAGCCATCATCGATAATGGAGAGACGATCACCTAATGAAACTCTGGGCAAAACGCGAATACGATTGGGCAGATCGGAATGTCGGTTTATGGAGTCCTGTTCTTACTGGCTCGAATGGGTCTGCGCTATTGGATTCTAGCCTCAACAACAACGATCATGCGACGCTAACGAATTACAGTAACGTCAACACGGCCTGGGTTGGAACCAATCGAGGAACCTCTGTAAATTTTACGGGTGCAACATGGGCAATCCCGCAAAATACTCGCTCTGTTTTTCCGCTCGGGTTTTCTGCTAGGACAATGGCATGTTGGTTTATTCACACCTCGGGAAACTCCCAAGAAATCATGGCCTACGGTGGAAACGCAGGGAGTGGGCAAAGATTTGCTTTATGGCCGCAATTGGCAAGTTCGATGGGTGTGGAGATTTCAGGATTTGGCTATCAAGTCGATTACACTCGTAATTCCGAATTTCGATTTTTAGTCGCAACGCTCAGCGGATTGACCTCGACACTAACTGATGCTTGCAAGATTTACTTGGACGGATTAGAAGGTGTGAATTATCAGGCGTTTGGCACAGCGGCAGCCATTAACACGCAAAATACTGGAATGACTTTTGGCACAATTAGCGGTGCGCCGAACAACAACAATTTCAATGGGAGAATCTTGGAGGCGTGGGTTCTTCCTTACACAGCAACACCCGGGCAAATACTTTCCGCTTATCAAGCTGGGCCTGGTGGCATGTTTAATTATCAGCCGCCGAGACGACGGAGTGTTTCTATTGCGGCAGGCTTCAAGGCGTATTGGGCTATTCGTCAACACTTAATCGGAAGCGGAGTCTATTGATGTACCGTAAGAACGTCGCGAATCAATACATTTACTTTGCTCTCATTAACACTTCGACCGGATTAGGTTTGACTGGTGCTAGTGTGACTGCTTATCGAGCTCTCGATAACGTATCGCAGGCCACAGCTACAGGCACAACGAGCGAACTAGGGAACGGTCATTATCGATTCAACCTTTCGCAAGCGGACACCAATGCTGACGAAGGGTCTTATCTTTTCGTCGCAACCGGAGCATCACCTGTTGAAAAGACGGTTGTGTTTACTGCGGCAAATCCAAGCGATGGGGCGGCGTTTGGGTTGAGTAAGTTTGCAGACATCGAGACAGACACACAGGATATTCAAAGCAAAATTCCGGCAAATTTTGCAAGCCTTGGAATCGATGGTAGCGGTGCGATAGTTTCGGTTTTGATGGTCGATGAGTTAGCGTCCAATGCACTCACGGTAAATCAAGCTGCGGATCCAATCGCAGGCGTGGTTTGGAATGCTCTGCTAGCGAACTACACGACAGCGAATTCGTTCGGCGCGAGGATTGTGCGGTCGGTTAACAGCAACAACACGGTGCAAATTACAGGCAGTGGAAGCAATCATATCTTTGCTGTGCTTCATGATGCCGAGCCTGATTCGATTCCTGAAGATGCTTTCGTTGCAGGTGCTTTGTCGGCTAGGGTGCTGGCGGCTGATGCAGCTACCGAGATTGCTACAGCGGTTGCAACTACACAGGCTCTTAGTCGGCTCGATTCAATGATCGAGTCTGACGGTGCTGGGCAGTTTCGATTCGACACGATTGCTCTGAGCATGGCACCGGCTGGTGGAGGCGGCGGCGGCGGTACTGATTGGACAGCCAACGAAAGGACTGCCATCCGGTCGATCCTTGGGATACCGACCAGCGGGACAACTCCAACAGATCCGACGGTTGGAATATTGGATGAGATTAGGGATCAAACAGCGTTGATTCAAGCAGGCGGAACGGTCACGGTTTCAAGCCCAGTTACTACATCGGGTCAGTTGTCGAGTCCATTGATAATTGGTGACGATTACCTAGCGGCCAACGGCAGGCGGTTCAGGTGGACAGTGCCATTGCCTAGCGGATATGTCATCGCAACATCCACGGCCAAGTTCGGCATGAGGTACGAGGATGATGAGGGCGTTAACTCTTTCATTGCTACAGGCACGGTCAGCGACGCAGGAAGCGGCAATGTGTACTTGGATTTCGATGTTGCAAGGTCGGTCACAGGCACGCTCAGGCCTGGTTGGTATGAATGGTCAGTCGAGATCATATCGGCTAGTGGGACGGAGATTACCAGGGTCAAGAGTGGCAAGAATGCCGAATGGCAGGAGAAGCAGACATGATCTATCAGCCAATGACTACTGCTAGATTTATCGAACTTGCCAAGGCTAAGCATGGCGATTTGTACGATTACTCCGAGACTGTTTACACTGCTTCCCAGAAGCCTGTTTCGTTCAAATGCAATCGATGCGGGACAAACAGGACGCTTTCGCAGGCACAGTGCCATATTCGGAAAAATAGACCTTGTGGATGCAAACCATGCAATCACAGCAGGATGTCTCCTTGTAAGGCTTGCGGCTCTGAAGTGTCTTCGAACGTTTATTACAAGCAAGGTTTTCGATGTAGTGATTGCTATCAAGATCGCCAATGGTCGCTATCGGATAGATGGGCCTTGCTAGCGAAACATGAAATTCACAGGGTTTGCAAAAAACTAGATGTGTGGGGTATCAAGTGCAAAAGCGCTTTGGTGTCCATTTCAACTCGAAAGCCAGGCAGAAATAAAAAACAGGAATTGATTCCGGGTTCTTGGGAAGAAGCGATAGAAAGACAAATCAGGAGGTGTTTATGGGATCAGAATACACTTGGATGGGAGAGGAAATGCAAAGCGGCGTTGAACACACTAAGAAAAAGGAAACAAAAGTAAGAGGTAAGCGTTCATTTAGAATGTTGCTTGCCTTGCTTGAATCTCAGGGTTACTTGTGCGCTCTTACTGGCGTTCGGCTTGAAGTCGAAACCGCAGAGTTGGATCACAAGATACCAGTGTCCAGAGGTGGAACGAACGATCTTTCAAATCTGCAATGGATTCATAAAAGCATCAACAGAGCCAAGGGGACAATGACGAACGAGGAGTTTATTGAGGCTTGCTTAAGAGTTGCATCTAGGTATCAAGGGTGCGCCCCCATAGGTCAAGGTACTTCCAAGCGATGACCATTTTAACACGCAGACCATTTGCACGAAAAAACAGATGAATTTCTTGCTTGCCTGTCCTGTTTGGGGG